CAACCCAATATCCAAGAACTCCTCCTTCGTTAGGAAGTTTCTGTGCCATTGTAGCAAGAGCTTCAGCCGCTGTCGCTGATTCAACTACTAAATTAGAGTTAAGACCTGTGATGCTATCAGAATATGATTTCATTGCTGGCCCGAATTTAGCCAACTCTTCACCAAACTGAGAAAGAGCGGAACCTCCGGTAATGAATTTTGTTATTCCGTCTAATAATGCTGCCGTAGTAAATGTAGCTACAACTTCAGCTAGCATTTTGACTCCCTCTAGAGATGTCGCATCTATTTTTGCTGACTCTTCTATAAAAGGCTTTAGATGATTGATAAATTCTGTTAAGTTATCGGCTACAGCAACTAAAGAACTCGATATTCCTTCGAATATTCCACCTACGAAGCCTCCAACAAATTTACCGATGGCATTGCCCAATTGTTCAAGCATTTTACCACCCTCACCGACTAACCAACTTAATCCCGGAAGTTGTGCGAATGCTCCTATTGCAGCAACGACTAATATCAATTCTGCTATAAATCCTGCCAAACCTAATAATCCTATCATTGCCTGCGGTATCATTGCAGATACGGCAGCAAGCGCAGCTATAAGAGCTGTAACAAAAGCTGCACCAGCTATTGCTTTTATTAGTCCAGAGGTATCAAGTTTCATAACAGCATCGCCTATAGCACCGTAGAAATTGGTTATTAAAGTTACAGCCGCATCTACTAGTTCCGGCATTCTTTTTGCAACACCGTTAATGACTTCTATTAGAAATACCATTACTGAATCTATTATTGATGGGGCGTAAGAAACCAATGATTTCAATACTTCGTCTAGAAGTTTAAGCAAGCCATCAACAATCTCCGGTATTGATTCTTCGAAAATCTTTAACGCTTCTAAAAATAGAGTCTTTAATGCTTGTCCGATTACAACAGCGTTATCAGCTAACCCCTTTACAAACATCGCAAATCCTTCTGCGAGTTTTGTAGCTAGGTAAGGTATAGAACCTATTACCGCATCAGTCAGCATTTTGACTCTAGCAATAAACGCCGCTGTTGACACTGTAGATGCTGCAGCCATTGTAGTCATAGCCGCAGACATTTGTAACATTCCTGCACTAGCGGCTAATAAACCTGTACCCATCGCTAACACGCCAATATTGAATATTGCGAATGCCGCTGCTAATGCCAATATCACAGGAGTTATAGGAGCTAATGCCATTCCAGCTAATCCGAATATAACGAACGTTCCAGCAAGTGCTCCCAATGCAACTGCTATACCTTTTACTGGTATTTTACTAAGCACATATAATGCAGGTGTAAGTAAACCAATAGCTACTGCGGCTCCCATCATAGCTGCAACTCCCGGAAGTGCGCCTTTCATAGCATTAATGCCTATAGCGACAATAGCTAACGCCCCACCCATTGCTGTGAGTCCTTTACTTATTTGTTCCCATGATAATACTGCGTTCTTTTCTAATGCCTCTGCCATCATTTTGAGAGCTTGTGATACTGCTATCATACCCAAACCTATTGTTGGCATATTTTTTGGCATTATGTTCATGGCAATTGTCACTGACGCTAATGAACCAGCTAGAGCTATAAGTCCATGTCCTATTTGTTCCAAACTCATCGAACCCAAATCTCTTACTACTTGCGAAAGTGTCTTTAACGATTGCGATAATATAACCATTCCGGCACCAACCGTTATCATATTCTTACTTCCACTTGATAGTTTGGTGAATATCGCAAGTTCGGCTAAAAGCACACCGATTGCAGATACACCTTTAACGAGTTCTTCAACGCTAAATTCACCGAATGTTTTAGCGGCCTTAGCTAGTTCTTTTATTGCTTGTGATAATATCAAAATTCCAGCTGCACTAGCCATGGTTTTTGCACCGGTATTTCCAAAATTAAGGAATAACGCTATTTCTCCGATTAGAACAGTTACACCAGCAAGTCCTTTAGCAAGACCTTCCCAACTTAATTGAGCAATATTGATACATGCATCGCCGAGTATTTTTATTGCATGAGCAAATATAACCATACCACCAGCGCCTTTTATCATTGCCTTTTTATTGAGACTCATCAACATTGCCGCGCCAACTAATTCACCCATCAGAACAGTTATGCCTGTTAAACCTATAGCCATTTGTTGTAAGTTTAAATCTCCAATTTTCTTTAAAGCACCGGCTAAAATTGTTACCGCCGTAGCCATTAGTATCATTGAAGAATATGATTTAACATTAGATATACCGCCAAACTTGTTAAATAATGCCATCATTGCCGCTAGGTCTCCCATTAAACCGGTTATTCCGGCAAGGGCTACTGCCATTTTATCAGCTGGTATATTTGATATGACAAATAAAGCTCCTGCTAAAATACCTATAGCAGTAGCAATGCTTATCAAAGTCTTAGCTTTTAACTGATTTTGATACGCCTGTAAGGAACCTCTTACGCCATCTAATATACCAGATATTTGTGCGGCGAAATCAGCAGCGCCACTAGCTATATCGGCGAAACTATTTATGAGTTTTGATATCTTTACAAGTATTCCACCAGCGAGGAAACTTTCAACCATAGAAAATATATTGTCGAAATTCCCAGTCATTAAAGAATTGAATATCCTTCCGAACCCTTCTCCTATAGCCGGTATAACCTTGTTTATTACTCCACTACCTATTTTGACGAATCCGTCAGCAATCTTTCCAAGCGCTTTTTCAATTCCGCTTTTATCAAGCTTATCACGCATTTTAGACACTGCATCGCCAAATGTAGCGCCCATACTTGTAGAACCTTTAACAACTTCTCCAATTCTATCGACAACGCCTTTTAAACCTTTACCGATAACATCAAGCGCAGGGAATGCGAATTTATCTAACAAGACATGCTGTATATTCTTCAGTCCTGTACCAAGCAATTCGATAAGTTTTACAATCACATCAACAGTGGTTGATATCACTTTAATCTCGTTGATAAAATTTCGAAATGCTGTTATTACATCTCCGATTCTAGCAGTTATACCAAGAACCCCATCAGTCAGACCGAACATGTTTCCTATTAGCGTTACAAATATCTTAGCTACTCCACTAACTACTTGACCTACTATATCAAATATAGAAAATACACCTTGAAATGTCCTTTTTAGTTTGTCGGCGGTTTCGTCTGAAATTTTAAGATGTGATGCAAATTCTCGAAAGTTACGGGTTATACTAACAAAATTAGCCCCGAGTTTGGTTACAGTGCTTGGAGGAAATATATTCTCAAATGCTTCTTTGACAGGTTTTATCATAGATAGTAGTGATTGAAATAAGTTACTAAATCCTTGTATCATCGCATCTCTACCACCAAGATTTTTCCAAGTTTGTAGCATTCCGTTTCTAGCATCGGATGTCTTGGATATAAAACCACCAATTGCATCACCGAGTTTTGTCCATAATTCTGAAGCTTCATTGAAATCACCAAATATAATTTCAAATGTTTGCGCCCAACCAGAACCGACAGCCTCTTTCAATGTATCCATAAGCATTGTGAAAGTTTTGATTTTGGTTGCTGCTTCCATTGCTTTCTTACCAATATCAGTCGTCTCATCAGCATAGTCTCTCAATGTTTTGGTTAACACTTCTGTTGTCATCCACTGATGGCTTAACGAGTCATTGAAATTCCTTGTGGCACTTATTGCTTCGCCCATGGTTTTACCATTAGAATTCTTAGTCAAAACTTTATACATGCCATCGGCTGTTTTCTCTACGGTACCAACAGCAACTGCAGTCTCAAGCAATTTATTCTTAAACTCCACCGTAGCCATATTTGCATTTTCTATCGATTTCCAGTCTATTAACTTTACATAACCAGCCGATAAAGCTTGCGAGAAGTTATACATAGCTCTACTTGCCTCTTGGGCATTTGCTCCGGATACCGCCGCTTCGTTAGAAACACCTTTTATAGCCATTACGGCTGTTTCCAAATCAACGCCAGCATTAGTAAACTTACCGATATTGCTTGTCATATCCCTAAAGGAATATATGGTTTTATCCGAATATGTATTCAAATCTGCAAGGTATTTATTAACTGTTTCGAGACTGGCTCCAGTACTTGCCATAATTGTTTGTACGCTGCCCATTTTGAGCTCGTACTCTTTAAATCCTTCGGTTATTGGCTGTATTGCTAGTGACGAAACTAGATGTTTACCAGTGTTAATTACCGAATTGGTTATGTTCGATAAAGCGGTCATTGCTATGGTTTGCAACGCTGAAAATTTAACTTTAATACCCTCTACCGATGACCCGAATGCCTCGAAACCTTTTGCTGCTCCACTCATATTCAGACCACTCTTTAATCTGTCTATTGAATTAAGAGAAGTATTTACGTTTCTTTCGAAATCTTCATTTCTAAACTGCATCTCCACTACTCTTTGGTCTATTGTGGATGCCATTAGTCAATCACCTCCTTCCAAGCATTATTTAACATATCGTCAAAAACACCTTTTATAGCAGGGTTTATATAATCTCTACCTGATATAAACCCTCCTCCTTTAGACGCATGACCATACTGTAAAATAATAGCTATAGGAACGCCATTATTTATGTTTGAATTATAAAATCCTATCTTAACCCTTTTGCTGTTTTTAGATATTTTGTAGTACCAGCTACCTGCGGTAAGTCCCGTGTCATAAGGGGTTACCGATTTTAAGGCTTCTACGCCAGCTTCGCCGTATTTATCAAAGTCGATTTGTTTGATAATATTTTTGGTCTTATTGAAATACTTAACTGTATTACTAAAATCTCCCTTATGCTTAAAACTTATCATTTTATTCTATAACATCCCAATTCTTTCTATCTGGAGAATTTGTGTCTTGCCCTTTATCCCATTCACCTTTTTCGTTAAGGAAATGATAGATTCCAGATGAACCTTTAACATATGCATTTGTAAGCATTGCGCCATTTGTATCTAAGTAGTAGTCTTTTCCTTTGTCTTTTATCCATTGACCGGACAACATGGCATAGTCTGCGGGATTAAGATAATACCAAGTTCCGCTACTTATAAACCATCCACAAATAGCATATCCTTCTCCATCAAATGCGTACCACCTACCATCTATTTCTTTCCATAAGTTTTTAACATAGTTATTACCCATTTTGAATTTCCAACCGTGTTGTGTTTTAATCCATTCTTCCTTATAACTATTTTTATGTCGAACGCAAGCTTCATTAGCAACCCAAGAAACAAATTGTTGGCACCAATATGCTGGGGTATAGCCATACCAATCCCCATATTTTGTATAGTTAGCAGTTCCTATATTAGCGAGTTTATCGTTTAACTTAGAATTACTATTCTTTTCTACGTAACCTACTTCCTCATATGCAACCTGTATAAATTCATCAACAGTTGCGGTATCGTTTCCGAAATTAGGTCTACCAAATCCATCAATAAGATTTCCTTTTCCGACTTCTGACAATCTAACAACATATGTCTTCTTAGCGACGACACCTCCGTTTCTATTAAATTGTCCATCATCAGAAGTATTACCTTCTATTGTTATCATGCTATACTGGTCTGGGCTATACTGTATAACCTGAACCACGATGCCGACATGAGCAACCCTACCCTTTTTCTTAGAGAAAAAATATACAATATCACCTCTCTTTGGTCTTGTGAAATATTGGCCATTCCTAACAAAATATCCTTTGCCCGATAATGTATACTGCGTGTAATCTCCTCGTAATAATTTTTTACCTTCTTCAGACTTCATTATTTATCCTTTAGAATTCATTTTTGCTTTTCTAGCTGCATTTATCTCTGCATTTCTAGAATATACTTCTTTTTTACTCATTTTCTTCTTTGGCTGATTCTCTAGATTGCATACGTTTATCAATGTTAATAATCTATTTAAGTGCCATTTTTGACATTCAAATGGTATGTTTAGAGTAATCATCCAATAATAAATAAGCTCCGATGTTACAACTCGTCCTTGGTTAGAGGATTCACGCTTGTACCACGTGGCTGTCATCGGAGCCTCTATATATGCATTTATTTCGCTAATATTATCCGTAGTTAATAGCTTAAATACACTATCGTCAATATTTTGCGTCGTACACATACATTTTATATAATCTGTTGACTCCTCAAATGTCTTTTCGTCCTTTGATAAAAACGGTTTACAATACATCGCTTCCCATTTTGACAAACTAACTAATGAGTGTTCAAGAGTCAACTTATGTTCTTTTGTTGTTATAAACTCCTGCGTAGATTCATCGAATAGTTCTCTAGCAGGAACCGTTATATGCAGCATATTTATACATTAGACTTATCAACTATATCAGTAGTAGGTATTCCCTGCGGAATTATACCATTCACAAACTCAGCTGCCTTTTCAGCGTCGCTAAATAATTCCATGAATAACTCTTCGTATGCTTCAGTCTGCTCAAAAGCTGTACTGATTTCATCACTCTTTACGAATCTTCTACCGTCATCACTCTTCTCTCCATATGCTTTATGTATGATATACTTGAAATGTCTCATCAATTCGCGATTATCTTTTGATTCAATAATTCTATGAAGTTTTGCTGTAAGTCCACCTGCCTCAGACATTTCCATCTCTAAAATCTCCGCTTTAGTGAGATTGAAATAGAAATCTTCAGTTCTTTCTGTTCCGTTATAATCTGTATACTTAATTGTTTTCTTTAACATAAAAATCTCCTTTAATAAAAATATAAAAAGGGCATAGCTGTCAAGCTATGCCCTAAAAGCTGCTACTTACTGTAATAGTGTCTTAACTTCATTAGGAAGTGGAAGTCTCGGTGTTCCGGATTCTGTTCCATATAACACATCCTCTAATGCTTTTAACTTTGTCTTCTCGACCTTAGTAGAGTCAATTGTTAAAAGAGCAGTAGGTTTTAAACCTGTTACTTCTACAGGTGTTGTTGTAACACTCCAGCTGAAGCTTATAGCCTCTGGTGAGTCGTTTACTGTGCTAAATCCCTTCTCCGATGGAGATGCTGTACAACCGTAAACCAAATGCAATCTGTAACCGTGATCTGTTCCTGCAACATCGTTTCCAAGAAGTGTCTTATATGCTAAACCAAAAGAAGTTCTCCTCTGCTGTCCGGCATATACTCCCTCTACTATAGATGCTGAACCATCACATTCCGCAAACTCATCCGGATATGTGTAAGCCTCTATTGTAAGACCGAGCTCTTCTGTTGAAAATAGGTTCAAATATTTATTATTATCCGCATATATAGGGGTTGCTTCTGCACCTGATGGCGACTCTGTTACGGTTGTAATACCATTCCATGCAACACCTTTAGGGTATGCCCCGGTTGTATCTCTAGGATATAAAGCACACTTCTCGACACCTGTCTCATATAGTCTTTTACCCTCCTGATCCCACATTAATACTGCCATAATTTATTCCTTTCTTAATAAAAAATTGTAAATGTATCGTGATTTAAACCATCACTTACATAATGTCTGTCATATCTGATTCTTGATAGTTTTGAAATTTTTTGAACTATTTCGCTATCCGGATTCTGGTCTATAACAATTAGTTGATACTTGTTTGCCTGCTTATATACTTCATTGTTTGCCTGAGAATTTATTATGTTATCTCTCTTATATACTATTGCAGGATACTTCATTTTGATACTTGCTGGTGGTTGGAAATAAACATTTCGACTTCCAAGAACAGAACATAAAACCTCATGTAATTCTAATCTATTGTTCATTGTATAATCCTCCAACAGTTAGAATTAGTCTTGGAAATTCAACTCTAACATCTGTTATTTTCCATTTAGAGCCCATATAAGTTATATACTTCATTTTAAAAAAGTTTTCATTTGCGTATGGGTCAGCCAAAATTGAAAACTCATTTGAAATATTTATATCATCATTTACTTTATCAGAGGAGGAAAGGCGTCTGGTATTCCTAACCAAATCGCCATAATAGTTCCTCTCAAATATCTGATTTGACCAAACGCCCGGAACCGTTTCTACAGTATCCGCGAAACCTATTTGACCATAATATTTCATATTTTATTCTGTTGCAGCCTCGATAACTATAGCTGAATAAGGCTTGATCAGGGCACCTGAACATCTTGTTTCAATGAGGTATTTCTGAGCGTTGTAATCGATGTCAAAGTCATCAAACATGTTTACAGCTCCTCCCTTATCTGCACCAACATTGTAGTCTGCCAAATTCACAATAATACCCATAAGTGAGTATTCTTTGCTGTCTTCTCCTGTCTTCTTATATCCTTCCATAACCGGAACAGTAACAATCTTCTTTACTCTAAGAGCTGTAGCCAACTTTTCTACAGTATCGTAAATGATTCTGCCGGTAGTATCTTCAAGGAGGAGACAATCGGTAAGGACATCCTCTGTTGTATATAATATCGGAGAGCCTGATCCTTTATACTCTTTTCTGGCCTTAATAGACTGACGGATAAAGCTCTTTGCCTTCTCGTCTGCTGTTGCTGTTGCTGAAAATTTTATCTGCTCTCTTATTGTGTATAAGCTGTCATCAGTATAGATAGGTCTGATATTCTGCTCATTGATCTTATCGTCTGATGATGATAGTCTTCCGTCACCAACAAGGATGGCTCTGGCAATTTCCTCATCCAGCATCATTCTCATCTCTGATTTAAGCCATGCGACAACATCGAAATCTGTAATATCAACTACGTCATCTCTATCAAGCTTCTGCTTCTTATATATTGTTGTCGGGCTGGTAGTTCTCTTAAGAAGTGAAAATACTTCATCCTTCTTCTTTTTGCCTTTTATATAACCCTTTGCTCTTGCATCATCCTCTGTGATGTTTGCGAAAGTTGACTTGATTCTGCTGAAAGGTGTATGGTGAACAGCGTTCATAACCTCTCCAACCCATGTCATATCCCTCTGGATAAAGCTTGGCATATTTTCAACATTCGCTGCTTCCGGGAATAAGTAATCAATGTGCTCTATGCCGTGTGCGAGCACTGCGTCCTTCATACTTCCGTATCTCTTTGCATCAGAAATTATAGCCTGCATATCGCTATGGCTAAGTGTATCATTGCTGTCGTATGTGTCACCTTCAAATACATTGTGCTTCATTTTCTCATCATCCTCCTTAGAATTATTGCCGCTTATTCCATTATCTTCCAGTATCTGGCCTATTATTGCATATACTGCAGTCTTCTGGTCTTCATTTAATGTATCAAATACATCGCCTATAGTTCTGTCGTCCTTTTCAGGAGCATTCTTCTCTGCCATTTTATTAGCCTCCTTTTTTAAATCCAACTCTTCTTTTACACCGTCCGAGTGTTCTAACTCTATATCTTCTCCAAAATACATAATAGCTTCATCATCTGAATCCTCACCATGAGATATAATATTTTCTATATATGCTTCCGGATTTGCACCTGCTAATACTAAACTAACTTCCCTTATCTGACCATGCATAACATTTGGTCCGTTCTGTTTTAGCTTATTGGCATATATACTTAATGACGAAATATCACCATGCTCAACCAAAGATTTTGCATCTCTTGCGGCATCCGTGTTATTGAAAGTGCAATATGCATATACACCATCTTCTCTGTTTTCTAACACTGCGTGCCCTAAAATATTTGTAGGGTCGTTATGTTGATGATTCCAGACAAGAGGTACTTTCTGTCCGTCATTACCCTTGAACGCATCTTTTCGAATTATTCTTCCATCAGAGCATTGGATATTATTTCTTGTAGCCCAACCACAAAAATCATAACCCATTTTGATTTACCTCCTTATTTATTCGTTTTCTTTTTTCTTCCTCTTTTTCCTTTGGAAGAAGAGCCTTTTGAACCTTTCTTAGCCTTTGCTACATATGGGTTCTCAGCTTTAATTTTGTCGTATTCCGCCTGATATATGTCCTCATAAGATTGCGATATATCTTTCTTAGCTTGTTTATACGCTTCTTTTGCGGCACTAATAGCCGTTTTTAATTCTTCTTTTACAACTTTCCTTTTCTTACTAGAGTCTTCATTGCTACTAGCTATAGCATCTTTATAGTCTTCGCTAGTTCCTTCTCTTTCCTCGTTAGCGTCGCCTCTGATATCTGCTATTTTCTTTTTTCTTTCAGCCATCAGCTTTGCTTTTTCTTCTTTACTTATCCCTTCAGGAATTTGCTGGTCTTGTATTGCCTTTATCTTAGCATTCATTCTATTGCTTATTCGTTTTCTGTCATTTTTTGTGTCGCTCGACATTGACTCTCTAAACCTTTTAAGCATTTCGCTAATCCTACTTAAAGACTCCTTAGACTTCTCTCTAGCAGATTCTATTTGCTCTTTGTATGCTTCTTGTGCATCCTTTAGTTGCTCTTTTTTGGCATCCGATATCTGATTCTTTGTATAGTTCCAGATTTCTCTACCTTCGCTACTTAATTTGCTTGCTGAACGTCTCCCCTTAAGATGTTTAGTTCTTTCGTAATATTCGTGAGCTTTTACGGGGTCGTAATATTCAGAGGCATAATGTGCTAAAAATTCATCAAATATCGTTTTCATCACTGTCCTCTTCTATATCATCTTCATCCGCGTCTTCATTATCACCTAATATAGAACCTATCTGTCCTTCTAGGTTTGTAATAAAGTCGTTAAATAGTGAATCGTAGTCTGCCTCTTCATTTTGATTAGCTACAGGTGCTGACATATCAGTCAAACCTTTATTAATATTTGCATTATTTAGTTCATCAGCCTTAGGGTCTGCGCTAGGTTTCATTCCTATTATTTGCCTAATCTCATTAGATGACAGTATCTCATTTCTTGTAAACTTGTCCGCCATTTCGGAAATTTCACTAACTGATACAAGTCTGAATGGGTCTTTAAACAATAAAATAGACTGCTTTTGTGTTCTAGCAGTCTTGGTAAGGAACTTTCGTTTCATCTCTTCAGCGATAGCTGTCATTATCGGCTCGATAGTTCTATTGTTATAGTTGAGCATTGTCTTTTCGTCTGCTGTACCATCCATAATCGTCTGAGTGATACCTAACTGGCTATATAGCATACTCGTTAAATATTCAATCTGCTTCATAAGGTTGTTTTCAACAGGACGATTAAGCTGTGTTATTCTCTCAGTACCATCTGTATATGCTATACCGTACTTGGAACTCATAAGTTGCTCTTCTATATCTTTTCTTCTAGCCTCTGCCTGTGCTTTTCTCGCATCTGTTTTTATTATATATGGCAATTGGATAATCAAATCCATCTTACCAGACCCACTCTGTTCATCTATACTATCTAAAAGATTAAGTTTTCTGATTAACCTTTGAAGAGTTGAATTTGGTTCATTCATTATTGAATAGAATGGATTCTCTATTATAGCTGTTGTAGCCTTAGGTACGAAAATATCCTCTTTATTTCCAGTTTTTTCGTTGTAAACCCTTACTTTTATGGTTGTTGGATGCCACTCTAATATCTGACCTGTTCTTAAAGAATTGATGTCGAAAGAACCGGACGACCAAGGGTTAACCGTAGTGTCTACAGGCACTATCGCCACACATCCATCATCCATCATACTCATAACCGCATCTTGTATAAGTGCTCTTCCTGTCTGGTCGATGTTTGCAGATAAAGTCAGACATTCGTTTAGACCGGAATCTATAGTTGAAATATATCTGTTGTTATCGTCTAACCTTACATGATTTATATCTATATTAGATGCATCAACCGCAATACGATTATACACAGATGTTATTATAGATTTTTCGTTCCCCCTAGATAATCTTGGCCTATCGGGTCTATATGTATCTCCTCTGCCAAAGTTCCACCCATTTGTTGGGTCTCGGTTTAAAAATGCATTCCAAGCTTGTTTTAGTCTGGAACCTATTGACATCTCCATTTTGAATTATTCTCCTTAAAACTTAATTATTCAAATACCTCTCTGTAACACCGTCGAGAAATGCGACAGCATTATTCATCGTCGTATTTAATTTCGATGTAACAACCGATGCTGTCGTAGCTGGTATTTCTCTCTGTAATCTCTCACGATTATATTTACTATATAACTTAGAGATTGTTTTCGGAGACGGTTCTAAGACTGCTGACGCTCTAACTGATGATACATCAAACACTATTACCGGTTGTTTCGCTTTATAACTTGAATAAACCTTATCGTTATAATCAAGTATTGCACTGTATCCTTTTTGTTTCATAGCACCATAGAATTTATCTTGAACCCTTAAGCTCGTTTGATCATGGTATGTTAAAGACAAGTTAAGAGCCTTATAAACTGTTAGTTTCTCGGTTTCTTTAAGGTCTGCGTCTTTATTTAATATTTTTAAAGAGCTTTTAAGCAATTCTTGTTGTGCCGGTCTTCTCATTTGCGTTTTTGATTGCTGTATCGCAGTTCGCAAATCATTTTTAAATTCCTTGTCGCGCAAAAGATTATTTGTGATATCGCTAGCATTCTCATCACTAGGCATCTTTAGTTTTTTTGTGGCTTGTATCTTGATTTGATACACTTTTACATTTTTCTCACCATCGCCAGAAGTTCCATCGGAAGTATACTTGGACCTTCTTATTAGGTTGTCTCCAAATAGTCCAAGATATTTATCTTTATCATCCTGAATATGAGTTGCATAAAACGCAAATTGTTCAAACTCAGGACTTGTTTGTATTCTTGAAAATTCTATATTTTTCTTAAGTACCAAGTCTGTTCTCTGTTGTCCGTTAATTATATACGGTAAAGATTTCGTTAACTTGTTTACTTTGTAAACTTTTCTATTATCATTATCCGTTGAATTCATACGCCTTCTACCCATAGGCGTCAAGCTTCCATCGGAGTATTGATACCTTCTAACGCCCCAACGTTGACCTTTAACTCCAT